CAAATTCATTATTTGATAACATTGCAGGAATGTCATCTGCCTTTTCTTTTACACCAACTGGAGGAATAAATCCACCACTATCTCTAAGGTCTAATTCTGTTACTCCTGCAGGGTTTTGGTTCAATGGTAAGTTCATGATCCCTGATGCCCGCATCGCGTTATCTTCTGGATTGCCAAATGCATAACCCATTCTACCACCATATGCTGCTAGATTTCTTTGATCTCTAATTTTTTTTAACTGCATTTGTCTCTCATATTCCCTACGTAATTCTTCCATACTCATCGCTTGATCAACTTGTTGCTTATCTTTTAAAAATTGTTCAAATGTATATTTGGTTCCATTTCCATAACCAATCCGGCCTCCATTAGCATAACCTCCGGCACCCATTGTATATTCAGCTAAATCATTTTCTACAAGACCAGGTATTTGATCTTCTGGATATCTTAGATTTCTATAAGCTTGTGTTAATTTTGCTCTAAGTGCTTCTACATTTGTTTCACCACCTATTGTAGTGTCTTCTTCACCACCATAATCAGCTAATACACCACCTAATACAGTTCCATATCCACCTACTTTTAATACATTACCAAGTAAATTTTCCTTACCCTCTTTTAAACCCATAATACCACCTAAGTTAGGTAATATATTATCAAATGCAAAACCACCTGTATTTTTTAAAAATGGTAATGATTTTCCAAAAAATGTTCCTCCACCTAATCCATAAGTACCGGCAGCTAATAAAGCTGCTTTACCTAAATCAGATTTAGCTATATTTTTAACAGCACCAGTGACCCCTTTAACAGCTTTTTTAACCAGGCTACCTAAGCCATACATTTGTCTACCCATCATTCCACCATCTGCAAAAGTGCTTCTCATAGCAGATGACATTGGACTTGAACCTAATGATTGACCTAATGGTACTTGGACATTATTATACCCACCAAACAAATCACTTTTACCAATTGAATCTAAATAATTTTTTAATCCGCCAATATAAGTACTAGAACCCGACATTTCTTTGCCACCAAATGTAAAAGGACGTACATCCATTGTACTTACTCCAGAAAAGAAATTAGAGTTTCTATAATCCCCTAAAATAGAATTTATATCTCCCCCTGGATTAAATGGTTGTTGTTTAGCTTCTGCTATTTTGTTTGGCCCTATTCCTTGATCTAATGGACCTCCTGATCCAAATCCTCCACCACCTTCACCTAAACTAGATTCAGCGGATTCTAATTTCTGATTAATACCTTGTAACATTTGTTCTGCAGAAGATACACCACTACCTAATTGATTTAGTCTAGGCATAATTCCACCTTCTTGATACATTTGTCTTGGTTGTTGCATACGTGATATTGCCATAATTTTTATAATTAAACTAGTTTAAAGCAGGCTTAGAAATCCTGTAATGTATTACTTTATTTGATTTTTTTATCAACGTCAACACGTTTTAGACCTGTCAACATATCATAAAATCGACCACAATATTGATGGTCACCTACATGAGTAATATAATCCATTGCATAGATATAGACTTTACCACCTAAATCTGTCCATCTTTGACAGAATCCAAAGTCTTCACCAAAGTATCGTTTAGTCTCTATATCATGTAAGGTATCAAATAAATTATAAAAGTTTTCTTTTTTAGTTTCTTTACCATTAATAATCGTTGGTTGATATATCTCTAATTCAGGATGTTTTTCTATCATCGTTTCAATGACTTTTCTTTTAATCAACATACAGCCTGTAGGAGCATGAGTTACTTCTATAACCCCATTCTCCATAATTAATTCGTTCTTACCTATTTTAATTGGAAAAATATAACCTGCAGGTAATAAATCTTTTTGTGTTTTAACCATATCCGTTTTATGTATCTTGTCCCACATCTTATCGGTATCAAATGTCTTCATAGGATATGGACAGGCAATAATATCTTTATCAGCTTCTAACATTTTAAATATAGTTTCTGAATTAAAATCAATATCTGAATCTATAAATAATAAATGATCGTAGTTATCTTCATGATTTAAAAACTCTGCTACACATAAATTTCTACCTTGTGTAACTAATGATGATTTTAATAAACTAAAACTTAGTAATATATTTCGTTTCATACATTCTAATTGAAACTTCAATACCGCTTGAGTGTAATGCATAGATACTTCACTATGACATGGAGTACAGACCATTATTTTATAAGGCACTTTTCTAGGTCCTAAATTTATTTCTGTATAATTAGAATCTACTTTATTATGTTTGATTGTTTGATACGTATCTTCATTAGCAAACGTAGTCTTATCTTCATTAAACCAAATAGGTTCATTATTTTGCATTGGCAGCTCCTTCTAAAAATCTAATCCAATTAATTGATTTCATTTTCCAGTTATAGAATCGATTAACATAATCTTTTTGTACTTTTAAATGATCATTAATACCCGGTGCCTCAAGTGATTTAGCAGCAACCTCAATACCTTGTGCAAACTTTCTAGCTAAACTTTTATAGTTATTAGAGTATGGAATATACATTGGAAACTCAGCACCTGTTTCATAAATAGCACCATAATTAGTAGTCACACAATATAAACCGGCAGCCATTGCTTCTAATAAAGATATACAAAATGTCTCTTCCCAGATACTTGGATAAACAAATAATCTGTAATCTTTTAAATGTTCTTTAATATATTCATTAGGTTTATAACCAATGTAATTTACATTAGGGAGTTGTTTAGCTTGATTATATAAAGCTTGATAATGTTTATCATTAGATTCATGAAATGCTTTACCATACACTTCTGTAGAAGAATATACATCTAAAGTAATTAGTGGGTTTTTAACTAATTGCATTGCACCTAACAAAACACTGAGTCCTCTCCATGGTGTACAGTGATGAATAATTTTTATTGGATCACCTGCTTTATAAATAGTTGAAATAGGTTCAACATCTTCAATACCATTTTTAATAACTAAACATTTCTCTGTAGGTAAACCAAAGGTTTGTGTAAATTTTTCAAAATTCCAATTAGAATTAAATACATACCAATCATATTTATGGTGATTAGATTTATCTTTAAACCATGGTGCCAGATTCGGTTGATCATAGGAGTTCTTTTGCCAAAGAACATTTATTTTATTTGGATGTAATGGAATCTTTTCAGGAACAGATGTACAGATTTGAAATTGATCTAGTAGTTGTGAATCAACGTGTTTTCGTAAATATTCAAATTGAAGCTCTGTACCGCCTCTAGGATTTTGGTTGATCATTCTTTTGATTCATTACTTTCTGAAATACTTGTAAACCTTTATTAGTAACTTGCACTGTAACATCTGTTACAATATCAGGTCCTTCTATTTTTTCTTTTGATACTTCTCCTGTCTTAGTATTTCTATATGTGGTTATAGTTGTACATTCTATTTTTGGTATGTCTTTATCCATTTTGATCTTCTCTGCTAATTTCTAGTATTGATATTGTAGCACTTATAGCAGATGTATCAGAAGATTCAATAGCAATTGAGTCACTTTCTTCTAAGATAATAGGTCCTTTTGCAAGATTGCAAATAGTAGGTCCACTTATAGAAGCGTAGGAAACAACATAAGAAGTAGATGCAGAGTTATCAGTCACATGAGCTTTAACAGTTTTACTGCCTGATTGATTAGTCACTTGTATATTTTGAATAATTGCATTGGCATTACTTGGACAAGTATAAGTCGTTACTGCTGTAGTAACCGTTGGATCATAGAATGCGTTTTTATAAAAGTTTGCCATTATGTTAAATCATACCATTTTAATAAAGCAGAAACATCTCCATTTGCTGAACCAGATCTAACTCCTAAAGTTAAAGTATCAGATGTTCCACTTATTGTTTGTCCTAATTGATTTGCAAATACAAATCCATCTCCAATGGAGAAAGGAGCTGTTTTACCACCCATATAACCTCCTGCAATTCTTGTTCCTGTTGCAGTTAGATCAACTGTAGTTAAATCATATTCTACGTTATCAGAAAAACTTGTATAAGAAAATGCCGAAGATGGAGTTGCGTTTACAAATAAACCAAATTCAAAATCATTATTTGAAATATTTAAAACATCTAATCCAGAAGGAACAATGACGGCATAAGGTCTTCCTGATTTAATTCTAATCGTTGCAATGTTATAATAAGTATTAGCACTTGTTAAATTTACACCAGCATTAATTTGAGAAGTTCCAATCATTTGCCTTATACCTTCAGGTGCATAGCCGCCTTCAATAATACAAGTAGAACAAACTTGTTGTAATACTGCTGCTCCTGATATGGTTCCTGTAGTTTCAATTTCATATCTTATTGGTAAGTTTGCAGTTTGCATATAAACCGTTGTTAAATCATTTGCATTATAAAATGTATGAGCGGTAATAAATTTACCATCTATTACAAAACCAACTCTAACAGCACCCATTCCTAACCATTCATAATCCGTAAATAAAATACAAGCTTTATCTACATTCAAATCATAGCCTGATGCACCTGTACCATCTAACTTATCTCCATTCCAAGATGATTGAGATATTTCTGTATCTGCGGGTGAACCAGTTACATAAGTACGTCTTACTATTTTTAATGTAGTACCATCTGCCATAAAAAATATTCCATTATTGGCATCAAACGTTCCTACCTTTTGTTTTAGATCAGCTTCCGGAGTTTGCATAACAAATGTATTCAATATCAATAATGATTTACCTGGTTGATAAGACATTACTCTTTTAGATTGTCTAATAACTTTATCACCACTAGCTGTAGTTACATTTAAATTAACTGTAGATTTATTTGCTGTATAACTGACTGTTCCTGATCCAGTTAATGATTCATCAAATAATGTATTCTTTGACATTATATTTTTTGAATCAAATATAGTTAAAGGATTAGAAACTCTTAGTCTTCCAAATGCATCATAAGCAGTAGAGCCATCTCCACCACCAATAACTGTAGGTTCAACGTTGACATTATTACAACCACTCATTAGCAACCAAACCTCATATTAAACCATGTAAATCTTTCTAATTCTTTTCTAAGATCATCTTGATAAGAAAAGTTTAATTCATTCTTGATAGTATCAACTGCACGAAGAATCTGTCTTTGGTTTTCAACATCATATTCTTCTTTAGGTTCTGGTATGTATGAAGTTATTCTAGCCATTATCTTCTTCCATCTGGTCTGACATCTACCCGTAAAGTTCCATAACGCCAAGTTTCACCGGTGCCATCATTTTCAATTTTAATTGCAAGTAATCTTCCTCTCGCTCTAGTATCAACTTTATCAGTAGATGATGTAATTGTAAATGGTCCTAATGGTGAGCTTGTTGCAGATTGACTTGGATAATCGTTTAATAATAAAGTTACTTTTGAATTACCGGTTAATACTTTAAAATCAGGTATAAATCGTTTCATAGACATAATATATTCTCCATCACCTCTAAAGTCTGCCATTCCTGTTGATTGACCAGTAATATCTCTTCTTGCAGATATATCAAAATCTCCAGATTTAATATAAGCATTAATAGATGTGGTGCCTGATGAATTGATTTGATCGGTTCCGGTTTCATGGGCATAGTAAGTTGATGCACCATATAAATTAGTTACACCTTGAATAGGAAATGTAGGTGTTCCTGTTCTATTATATTCTGTTGCATAAGGTAAATCAAATACACCTTGATCAGCGTATGTACTTCTTGCTAATGAAGAAGTGGTCCAACAATTTTCTGCAAAGTTAAATGTAACACATCGATCAATTTGTTCTGAACCTGATTTTGGATAGAACCAATTAATTTCATTATATAAAGAATTATGTTCTGCATAAACTACTTCTGCAGAATTATAATTAATACCCAAATTATTTCCAGTTGTAGTAAATACAAAATCTTCTACTAAACATGGTATGGCTTTTACTGTACCATCAAACATGAAGAATCCACCTTCACCGGACATCCAAAACACAATACCATTAGAATAACTCAATGCATGTTGACCAATCAATCCACAGTTTGTACCAACTTGTCTTACTGAGAAAGTAAATGGTGGACCAACATATTGGATAACATATGCAGAACTATCTGTTAGTACTAATGTATAATCTTTACCAGATACAGCTCCCATAATTTTATTTCCTTTATCTAATCTAAATGTACCTGCAGTATTAGTCGCTGTAGGTTGATAGGTATTATAATCTTCTTGATTCGAAAATCTTATAAACATCGGATCTTGAGTTGAAGGATCACCAATCGTTGTTTCAGTTCCAAAATGAAATAAATGTCTATCTCTATCCGATACTTGTGTAAGTCTTGTTTTAGTTGGTGCACCAGACATTACCGTTGCTCGAATACCTCTTGCACCTGATGCTCCAGGATTCCATGTATATGTTTTACCATTAAAAATAGTTGCAATTAATATTTGTCCAAAGTTATCAAGACTCCAGTTGCCTGGATCCAGAGTCACATTACTTACTGTTCTTTCAGTGCCCCATGTAGAATCTCCCCAAACATATGTACCCCATCCATAACCTGCTGTTTGAAATACTGGACCTACAATTACATATGGAAGTATTTCTGCTGAACCGGTTCCAGAAGTAGTACCTGCAGAATTAGTTGGCATAGTAATTTCAAAAGTATTAACTGTGACATTAGCAATTTCAAAAGTGTTGTCTTCAAAATCGGTTGTGGCATATCCTGAACCAGTTGGTACAGTTACAGAATCAAATGTAACATATCTTCCATTTAATAAACCATGAGCATTTTTATTAACTGTTACTGTTGGGGAACCTGTTGAAGCGTCAAAAGTTGCTCCTGTGATAGCTGTATCTAATGGAGTAATGTCATAAAAGTCATCTCCATAATATAAAAATAAACCTTGTGATGTACCTATTGCTGCATACTTTTCACCTGCTAAGGATGTCCAAGTATGTTGTGCACGTGCAGCTCCTGGCAGCGTTTCATATTGAACTGTTAATTGATTCCAACCCCCTATTTTTTCAGGTAGTCCATATCGAAATCTAACAAAATCACCATCAACCCATTGAAACTCGGCTCCGGAATCAGTGACCATTTTGTTAAAACCAGGCTTGAAATTTAATTTTTGTAGCATATAACCTACTATATAATACTTATGAATATAATGAAAGCGAGAATAGTATGGTTCCCGGA